AGTTAGAAATGCAACAAATGGTACAGATGTTACAAGCCATTCCCAAAGAATCCCCTGCCTTTAACGTCATTCTTTTGGCTTTATTTCAAAACTCTAGTATTCACAATAGAGATCAAATCGTCCACGCACTTACGCAGGGCAACGAACCCGATCCGCAACAACAACAGATGCAACAGATGGTTATGGAACTTGAAATTCAACAGAAGCAAGCAGAGGTTCAAAAGACTCTTGCTGAAGCTGAAGAAGAGAAAGCCAAGGCAATCAAGTGGCAAGCCGAGGCACAAAGAGATGCCCCTACTGAAATCAATATCCAAGAGAAGATTCTTAAACTACAAAAAGATGCGATTGGTTTAGAGAAAACCAAGGCAGATATTATGAACACCCAGTCCGAGACTGCAAGAAACATTCCAGAAGTGGAACATCTTAGGTCAGAGACTATTCTTAATTTAGCGAAAGCTAGAGCAGAAGGAAGCAAAACCCTTATTCAAACCCTTAACTGATAACCGCCTTGAAAACAGACGAACAGTTTCTTAACGACAGGTTGACGATGATGGAGTCAGATGGCTGGCTCGACCTAATCCAAGACCTAACAAACATTGAACAAGGTGTTAAGAATATTGACACCATGAACAGTGAAAAAGACCTTTGGGAAGCCAAGGGTCAGTTACGAATACTGAACTTAATACTAAGTTTGGAAAACGTAACGAAAATCACCTTAGAGCAATCTTAATCCCACCCCTTTCGGGGCAAGAATAAGACTCTAAACCCTTAGTAACTTCATAACCCTTTAGTGGGCGGAGATGACCATTATGACAGTAGTTGTAGATGACGTAACAAGCGTTGAAAGTAACCCAATAACAGAAACACAGGAAGTATTAGACCAGGTAACACTAACAGCTCTAGCTGAAGAAACCCAAGAACCTGTTGAAAACGAATATACACCCCCTGAGAAGTATGCTGGTAAGTCGATGCAAGAAGTAATTGAAATGCATCAAAACGCTGAAAAAGCAATAGGCAAACAAGGACAGACCGTTGGCGATCAACGGCAACTGATTGATAACCTATTAGAAGCACAGAAAGCTACACAAACTACCGCACCAACCGAAGAACCTAACAGTTTTGAGGATCAATTCTATAACGACCCTGCTTTGGCAGTTAATTCGGCAATAGAAAATCATCCAGAACTGATTAAGGCAAGAGAAGAACGAGAAATTAATGAGCAGCAACATCAATTAGGTGTTCTTGAAAAGGCTTATCCAGATTGGGAAACAAGAGTCGCAGACTCAGACTTTCAAAAATGGCTAGGCAGTAGCGAGATACGCCAAGAGATGTTCCGCAAAGCAGACTCAGACTATAGACCTGACTACGCAATTGAACTTTTTGATATGTACGACAAAGTAAATATGATCGACAAGACAAAAGAAGTCAATGAGCAGGAAGCATCTAAACGAGAGGTTGCCTTAAAGAAAACCAGCTCTGAAACACGCTCTTCTGGAGACTCCGTTGGTGGGAAAAAAATATACCGTAGGGCTGATTTAATCAACCTACAGGTAACAGACCCTAGAAGGTATGAAGCATTGGCTGATGATATTCAGTCTGCTTATGCCGAAGGAAGGGTTCGATAATAATTAACGGAGAAATAATATGGCTTTAGGTACAGCCCATAGTACAATAACCACGTCCGCTAACTTTATCCCCGAACTTTGGTCGGATGAGGTTGTCGGTGCGTATAAATCAAACTTAGTTGTTGCTAATCTAGTAACTAAGTTATCACACAAGGGAAAGAAAGGTGACACTATTCATATCCCTAAACCTGCCAGGGGTTCAGCCTCAGTTAAGGCAGCATCAACTCAAGTAACTCTGATTGCTGATACAGCAGGTGTTGTTAATGTTAGTATTAACAAGCATTATGAGTATTCAAAACTTATTGAAGATATTGCAGAAGTACAAGCATTAGCTTCTATGCGTAGGTTTTATACCCAAGATGCTGGCTACGCTTTGGCAAAGAAAGTAGACACTGACCTCGTTAACCTTGCGGAAGGCTTCCAAGCTGGTGCTACTACAGATAAGTCTTATGACACAGCGAGAGCATTTACCAGTACAGGAAGTGAAGCGTTTACTGGTACTAACGAGATTGACATTACTGATATTGGACTCAGGTCGTTAATCTTGCTATTAGATAATGCGGATGTACCAATGGACAATCGTTCATTAATCATTCCTCCAGTTGTAGCTAACGACTTACTTGCTATCAGCAGATATACTGAACAACAGTTCATTGGTTCTGGTGATGCGATTAAGACTGGCAAGATTGGCATGATTTACGGTATTGATGTGTTCATCTCTACTAACTGCCCAACAGTTAAGTCATCTGGTGGTACTGGTAACAGTGCTGCTGGTACTGAGCGTGTTGGTGTACTGATGCACAAAGATGCTTTGGTATTAGTAGAGCAAGTTGGTGTTCGTTCGCAAACACAGTATAAACAAGAATACTTAGGTGACTTGTTTACTGCTGACACTATTTATGGTGTTGCAGAATTGCGTGACGATGCAGCAGTTGCTTTCGTAGTTCCAGCCGCGTAAGTTAGTAAAACGTAGCCCCTCGACCTTACGGTCTGGGGGTTATTCTGAATTAACTTAACAAATAATATGCCAACTTATTCTTACCAGTGTCCTGATGAACACATAACAGATGAACACAGACGTATGAAAGACAGGAGTTCAGAAGCTACTTGTCACACCTGTCATAAACCTGCTAAGTTCATTATTACAGTAAACAAAGTTAAACCAACCTTTGGCAACCAAGACACCCTCTGGAACATGAGAGAACGTAAACGATTAGGAACAGGATAATGCTTGACATTTTACAAGATACTACCGAACACGACTCTACTCACAGCCTAGAGCTTGATAGATTCAAAGATAAGATTAGAGAGATATGGTCGAGGATGCTCAAGGAGACCTACGACAAGTATTACGACATTGAAGATGAGGACTCTGTATCTGAGGAACACTTTATGGAGTGTAACGCTCTAAAGTTTGCAGATGAACCCGAGCCTGTAGATGAGATTGATGAGTTAATGCAGATGCTTGATTCCTTGATGGAAGAAGATGACGAGCAAGAAGATATTAAATCAGAATCTAAAGCACCCAACTACACAGGTGAACAACTTAAAGAACACAACGAGAAAGGAAAAGTAGAAACAACCACCTATGAAGTTAAACACAAGGCAACGGGTAAGGTTAAGGAGGAAAGTAAGACTGTTAAAGGCGGTACTTATGACACTCCTAGCGATGGCCCTATTAAAGTTAGGAAAGATGCTCAAGTTATTCGTAAGTATGCTCCGTTACTTGAAGAAGTTAAAGAGAAGCTCAGAAGTTTAGAAGATAGACAAAGAATCGGTAGAAGAAAACAATTCTTTAGACTCTAATGGCTAAGAAAACTAGAATTGATAGACGAGGTAAAATTAGACCCTTAGTAAGAGGTTTTAAACCAGATGGTAGACTTCAATGGCGAAAAGCAAAGACTCTAGCAGTTCTTGCTGGGAGAAGGCTTTTTGATATACCTGGTATATCTACTGCGCAAGAAATACTGCTTGAGAATGGAACTGATTATCTAGTTATAGAAGCCTCTACACCATCAGTACCTAATTATATTATTACGGAGTAAAGAATGTCAACAACTAAAGTATCGGCACTAACAGCATTAACCACAACAGATGGTGCAGAAGAGCTGCTTATTAATGATGGTGGTACTTCCAAGAAAGTTACCATTGATAATGTACTACACGATGACTCAATACGAGCAGAACATTATGTAGATGGAAGTATTGCTACAGCACACATTGCTGATGATGCAGTAACAGCAGCTAAACTAGCCAACTCAATCAATACAGAAATTACTGCCAACACAGCTAAAGTAACAAACGCCACACACACTGGTGACGTAACAGGTGCGACAGCCCTTACTATTGCAGTTGATGCAGTAGATATTGCTATGCTTAGTGCAACAGGTACAGCATCAAGTTCAACATTTCTAAGAGGAGATAATGCTTGGGTAGCAGTAACTACAGATTTAGTAGGTGATACCACACCACAATTAGGTGGCTTCTTAGATGCGAATGGTAACTATATGCAGACGGAGAAAGGTGGTGATTTAACATCTGCTTCGCCTTTAGTCCTTGATACAGACGGTGATTACTTTGATGTAACAGGAACTACCAACTTTGCAGTAATAACTACTGCTGCGGATAGACAATTCACATTGCAGTTTGATGGCATTTTAACAATGACACATCACGCTACTAATTTAGACTTGCCGGGAGAGGCAAACATAACGACAGCGGCGGGTGATGTAGCAACTTTTCAATCAACGGGTGCTAATACAGGTCAATGTATAAATTATACG